AAGTGAATATCGAAACCAATCTTCCCTAGTTCTGCTAGCTTATCAGATGGTATCGGAGAGCCCGATTCCCAACGGTAGTATGTGACCTTACTTACACCTATAGACTCAAAGACATCCTTTTGCTTTAGGTTAAGCCTTTCTCTTTCTTGCAACAAAAAAGGTTTCATATGTTTATCTTTATTATTGACAGGGTTCACATATGAACCCTATACTTGACCCGAATCTTAACTAAACCGTTTTATGTACTGTTCGCCAAAACCACATAAAAGGGTTACTTCAAAAGGTAATGTACTATGAAAGCACAAGAAATTAAACAAGCTATTAAAGCTAAAGGTTATACCCTTTCAATGCTTGCTGATGCGCTAGACGTCAATCTTGCTACTGTTTCTGGCGTAGTTTGTGGGCATACACAATCTCTTCGCGTTGCAAAAGCCATTTCTAAACTCCTTGATAAATCTGTTGAAGAAGTTTTTCCACATGTTGAGTCATATTCTCGCCCTAGGTTTTTAAAAGGTAAACAGAGACAACAAGGTGTTGAAGAGCTTAAACAATTACTCGCCTCATAAGGCTTAAGTAACCAGTTAAGAACTAAGTCAACCAAAGGACCAGAACCATGATTAAAATGCGCTCGTCGCTGCTCACACAACCACAGCAAGGTCAGCAACTGATTGCTACGCTGCTTATACAGTGTGCGCACAGTAATACGCCGCTGCATATACCGCTTGCGGCTCAAGTCAATAATCAAATGCTTAAGTGTTACAGCACTACAAGCCGTAAACGTAATGTTGGGCATGGGTTTATCGTCAATACAGAGCCAAACCAACACATTTTGTACAGTGTAATTTTGCATGTTTTCCCCTCAAGTTACGGTGTTTTATTCAGCCTAGTGTTAAGGGGTATTAAATGTGAAGTTCTAAAAATTGTTTATTTTTGGAACGTGTTTTTTACCTGCTCAAGCTTGCAAATTGGAGCATGTTATGACTAAGCCAAAACGCCGTCAGTGGGGCCGTATTGTTGCGCGAAGCCTGCCTGAAGCCCTTCAGCTATGTAAAGAGCATGCACAAGCGACACGTCAAATGAGCGTACCACGTATTGCAGACCGCACAGGAATTAGTACTGATATGCTTTATAAACATTTAGGCAGCGGCGATATGCCCACCAGCTTACTGATTCCTTATATGGCAGCTACTGGGCGCGAATACCCGTTAATGTATATGGCACACAGTCTAGATAAACTCATTGTGGATATGCCCAAAGGCAAAAAGCCTAGTAGCAGTAACCTTACACACTTAAATCAATTCGCTAATCAAGTGATCGGTATGGTTATGCAGCTAGAAGAAGGTGCAGGCAATGCACAATATGTCGCAGAACAAATCGTGCTGCTTATGCAACAACTCGCCTATCAAAAACTTGAAGCTGAAAAGCTAGATGAACCGCAAACAAGTTTTGACCTCAGCCCCGATCCAGAACGTCTCTAATTAAGGAAAAAACCATGACCATCAAAGACCAAGATCTATCTAAAAAACGCGTTTTTGTCCAAAAAACAACCTTTGCAAGTAGAAAAGCAAATTTACAAAACACGATTTTACTAACTCAGCCTATCACCACTGAGCAGCTGGATATGTTTGTTGCAACGTTCACTTTGCAGTGCAACTGCTGTAAACGCAAAGAGCACGGCACCATAGCGAAAAACTCCTTTATAGCAGCTGCTAATCACATGGGTTGGCGACAAGTTAAAACCAGCCATATCGACATAGATAGCGCCTGTCCAAGCTGTGTAAGAGAGCTAAAAGAGTTTTACCAAACTCAGCAGGTGCCAGCATGAGTGAACAATACCTATCAACCACCATGCAACGTGGTTTGAACGCTATTAAAGCGTTAAGTGGTCATGAAGCCGATGGTATGCGCCCTGGCGAACTAGCCAAGCGTATGGGTATCAGTCAACCACAAGCAACGTCAGTTATTAAAAATCTGATCCATGCAGGTTTTGCTGAGCACTGCCCATGGGACCAAAACAAAGTACGTTTGGGGCCTGCCCTTATCACCATCGCCAACAGCGCACAACTGGCGATTAATCAGCGTGCTATGCAACTTGAACAAGATCGTAAAAATTACGGAGCAATCGTATGACAACCGAATTATCACCCCAACAACAGCAAGCTACAGTCGAAGCGACTAAGATACTTGCCTCGAAGCAAGATTCACTTCTACAACTTGGTCAAATTCAAGCTTTCAACTTTATAGGAAAACTCGTAACTGTTACGGAGTTAAAGGTTGTTCAACAAATAAAAGAATCTAAGAGTTACAAAGGACTAACTTATTCTAATGAAAATGGCGAACTCGTAACAGTTACGACTTGGGACGAATGCTGCAAACATTTTTTGCACACCGATTCGCAAAATATAGATAACCGACTTCGCAATCTTCAACAGTTCGGTGAAGAATTTTTCGAAGCAGCTCAGCAAATGAAGTTAGGTTACCGCGATTTAAGAGCATTACGTCAATTACCTGAAGAAGCCCAAACGCTTGTTATGGAGTCTGAAGCAGTAGAGACAGGTGACAAAGAGGCGGTAAAAGAGCTAATTGATGACCTAAAAGCGCAGCACAAAAAAGAGTTAGATGCCGAGAAGCTAAAAACCAAAGAGTTAGACTCACAGCGCCAAGTGGCTATTCGTATGCGCGACGAGTACCAAATGAAAGCCATGGACTATCAAACAGAACTTGAAAGCACCAAGTTCAAAGCCGATGCCTGGAAAGACCAAACTAAACACCTGCTATTTGAAGCCACTAAGTATGAAAGCAATGCTATAGAATCACTTAGCCGTTTAATGGCCTTACGTGATCACTTTTTAGATAACGACGATTTATCGCCACAAGTTGTAGAGCACCTTGCTGCTGGTTTACTGCATAGCTTTAAGACCTTAGCAGAAGACTTTGCGCAAGCTTGGCTTGAAACATCAAGCATTCTTGAGGGCTACCTACCAAAAATGCGCCCAAGCCTTGATGTATTGCAAGAGCTAAACGACAGCGCCATGAGTAACGAGGAGTAAGCATCATGGCTGACGATATTTTACTTGGTTTTAAACAGCGAATCGAAAACGCAAAGCACGGCGAAAAAGGCAAGATTTTAGCTGAAGCTAAAGAGCGCCTAGGGCTAAGTAAAGATGCCTTCTACCGTGAGTTAGCAAAACTCGGTTACAACAGTGGCCGTAAAGCGCGAGCTGACAAAGGCCAAAGCAGCCAAGACCCTGAAAGCCTCGATAAACTAAAAGCCATGCTGGCTGTAGGCAGTCGTAAAAATGGCAAACAAATCGTTGAGACGCCAAATGCTATGAGCATTTTAGCGGCCAATGGCTGTGAGTTTAAAAGCGCAAGCACAGTGCGTAAGTTATTACGTGAGCAAAACGCCACAGCAAGAATGCTTAACCAAAGCACAGCACATGTGCAGTTACGTAGCCTTTATCCAAACCACGTACATCAAGTAGATCCAAGCTTATGCTTAATTTACTACCCACCTGGTGGCAAAAAAGGCCGTGTTCAGCGCTTTATGAGCGATGACGAGTTTTATAAAAACAAGCCAGAGAACCTTGAGAAGATAAAGAACCTACGCGTTTGGCGCTATGTTCTTACCGATCATTACTCTGGTGCAGTGCGTGTTCGTTATTACGAAAGTGCGGGTGAAACCATGGCAAACCTATATGACTTTTTGCTGTGGTGCTGGGGCTTACACAATGATGAAAAGTGCCCAATGCGTGGTTTACCCGACATTTTAGTAATGGATAAAGGCTCAGCAAACACCGCTGGGGCTGTTATTCGCGCACTTGATGCACTAAGTGTTGATGTAATTGATCATGAAGTGGGCCGCGCTCGCGCGAAAGGCCAAGTAGAAAACGCGAACAACTTAGTTGAGAAGTTATTTGAATCACGTTTGATGTTTGAGCCTGTAAACAGCGTAGCTGAGCTAAACGAACGTGTTATTGCATGGCAAAACGCATACAACGCCGACCAAATACCTAACTATTCAGCAAAACACAGCCGCCATGGTAAAGGCCGCTATGAGTTTTGGATGAAACGTATGGCACACGGCAAAGTACGTGACCTACCAAGCGAAGACATTTGTCGTTGGTTGCTTACTCATAAAGAAGAAACCCGCACGGTTAAACCCGACTTATCGATCACCTTTGTACACCCTACTGTTAAACGCAGCCAAAAATATGCGCTTGATGGTTTGGTTGGTATTTACAAAGGCCTAAAAGTACTTGTGCTGCCTATGGCGCTCTCTGAGCGTGGCGAAATTTTAGTGTACTGCAAGTATCAAGGCGAGCAGCAAATACACACTGTTGCACCAATAGAAGTTGATGAAGCCGGCTTTGATATTACTGGCGCTGTGATTGGCGAACAAATGAAAGCGCCTAAAGACACCGCCATTGATACTGCTCGTAAACAAGCTGAGCGTGATGCTTACCCTGGCATGAGCGATGAGCAAATAGCAAAAGCCAAACGCGGCAAAAAAGCGGTGCCTTTTGGTGGTGCACTCGATGCGCATAGCCATTTAAACGAACTGCAAACACCAGACTTTATGCGTGTTCGTGGTGAGCAAGTTGATACAGGCCTGCAGCAACCAACTAACCGATTAAGCGGTGTTGCTTTACGCAAAGCCATTGTGGCCAAGCGCGGCACACCAATTACCCCCGAAGAAAAAACATACCTTGCTGATCGCAGTATCGAGGCAAGCCAATTACCTAGCTTACTTGACGAGCTAGCAACCTTTGACAAACCAAACCACTTAAACGTGGTTAATTTTACCCGTTAGGAGAACCACCATGGGATGCAGTAAAAAACATCAACTACGCAAAGCAGAGCGCGCACCGTTTAACGTTGTATCTGGCCGTACACGTACAGTGTACATGGTGCATGTAAAGCTTATTGATGCAAAGCGCTGGACTGAACTTGCCGACGAAAAAGGCCAGTACATTTTCAATGACGAAAAAGAACGCGACGAGTTTTTTGAGCGCGTACTCGCCACTTATCCAAACCAATACAGGAAGGTGGCATGAACGAACCCAACGAGCACAAAAAGAAGATCAGCCAAAAGACCTGGAAGATAAAACTAGGCCGCATGATGGCGAACCGCAATATCACTTACAAGCAGTTAGTGCAGTGGTTAGACCTACATGCAGATGTAAAAACCAGCGAAGCAACGCTGAACAAAATTGTGACTAAGTCTGAATTTCCTAAACGCGAAAAAACCCGCGAAGCAGTTAAACGCGGCCTTGAGCGCTATGCAATTGAGAATGGCTTAGTAACCGAAAGTAACGTTTACCAAATCTATTTGGATGATCCACACAGCAATGCAGTAACCACTGGCAGTCAGTGGAAGCATAGCAATAAAACCAGACGCCTGATCATTGGTCATGAAGATTCAATCAACGGGCACATTGTATTTGAAACACCGGAGGCAAAAATGCTTACACCACGAGCAAGACAACATTTTAAGGTTCTTAGCGACCCATGGGATAACGAGATTTACAGCATTGATCACGTTTACTTAGGCACACAGCAACGTTATGTAATTGAGTCAATTATCAACTGTGCAAAAGTTGGTACCTTAATGGCGATTGTCGGTGAGTGCGGCAGTGGTAAAACAGTGATGATGAACTTTACCATTGAAGAGATACGCGCAAAGCATCCAAACATTCGCGTTATTCGACCTGCCCGTATCGATAAAAAACAAATAGCGTCAAACACCATAAGTGAGGCTATTTGTCGTGAGCTGAATATTTCTAAGCTGCCACGTAGTAGCGAAGACCGTGATGCAATTATTCGTGAAGAACTAACGCGCAGCTGCAACGCTGGCAACCGTCACATTTTGCTTATTGATGAAGGCCACCGCTTAGATGAAGAAACCATTAAGCAATTAAAAGTGCTGTGGGAGCTGAGCGAAGGATTCACTAAGTTAATTGGCATTTGCATCATCGGCCAAACCGAACTCGACAAAGTACTTAACTCAATGAACGTGCGCGAATTTGCATACCGTGTAAATAAGCTACAAGTGCCGCCACTTGGTACCGAGTTAAAAGAGTACATCGACCACAAACTTAAAGCCGCCAATCTGGTACCAGAAAAAGTGATAGAGCCTGCCGCTATCGAAAAAATGCAACAAGCGCTGCGTGGTATTCGCAAATTTGGCCGCACAACAGGCCGACCGGATGAAATGGTTGATATGAGTTATCCACTCAACGTTAACACGCTAATGAAAAACCTAATGAACGAAGCCGCTGATGTAGGTGAAGAGCGTATTACGGCTGAGTTAGCTGAAGAATACGTGAGGGTTTAGTGATGG